ATTAGTCGTATTTGTTCCCTGGCTCGGTGCTCCTGTAGTACCTTTGTCACCAAACGCCCAAAGTCCATCAGTAGATCCGACTGAACCTCCTACATCATTGACAGTATGCGAGTGGGATGGTAAGCCCGACTCAGCCGCTGTTAAAGTGTGATTTTCAAAACCAAGTTTTCCATTTAATTGATCAGCTTGTGCATCGGTTAAAACATCAGCCGAAGATCCACCCATATCGTCTTTACCAGCAATTACTCGGCCTCGAAGGTCGGGTATATTAAATGTGGTCGAACCATCTCCTGATCCGTAATCTGTGGCTATGATTCCAAATAAATCTGCATATGTAGTTCTACTGACAGCCGAGCCATTGCATAGCAAGTAACCAGTTGGAGCAGTCGAACCTGCATAAGGCATTAAAGACCCGGTTGGCGTAAGCAGACTAATTGCATCACTTGCCAACTTACTTGCAATTACCGAACCATCTGCCAATTCGACTGAGGTAATACCATTCTCTTTAACTTTCAAATATCCACCCGATCCATCAACTTCTATAGTTAGATCATCTGCTGTCTGATTAACGCCTGTTCGAAAGGTTGCTAAGTTGGCTATATCCTCTAACTTCTGTGCGGTTACTTGATTTCCTGAAGCGAATGATTGTCCTGTTTGTAATACTGCCATTTTATTATTCTCCTATGAAACTGATGTGGTTGATCGATCTGTAATTCTAGCGTCTACCTTGGATGACCTAAGATAAGGTCTGCCATTTGTTGGTTGAAAGTCTGCTTGTACACCAAAACCTCGTTTATTCACTCTTAGCCTCAAAGATGCCTCTTCTGAACTGGGAAGAGTGTTACCAAGCAAAGTAGATATGCTATTCGATTGAGTAGTAGAATCGGGATCTTCAGTTATAAATTGAATGTTTCCATCAGTAGCAGAATTACTATTCGATTTCACATGAAGCTCGGCTCGACTGAATGATTTACGATCCATTGAGTTTGCATCATACTGCCTAGTAGTCAATTGACTGACCACGGGGATTGATGTAGTAGTAGCTTGTCCCGCTGTTAAAGAAACAAGATCGTCTCCCTCAATTGCATCAACCTTATGAAGCCCACCTTCTTCTGTAGTCAAATACAGAGCATTCTGAGCACCTTCGCGAGCTACTATTAAATCTCTTATAGCAAACTCAGTCGAGTTTACTTCGTCGATTGATTCAAATCCTTCATTGATAAATGAGTAAACAAAAATTGCATTGAGTTTATTCGCATCACCGGCTCCAGGTGCTGAGTCCAGTGGAACTGCCAGCCAATATCTTGAATCAAAATAAACCCCGCACGATAAGTGAGCACGATCTTGATTAATTCTATCTACAAATGGTTGTATGGATTCTGATAAAGGTGTTCCAGTGCCTCGCAAATTATACTCATCAATAAACTCCACTGAATAAATGCCTTGATCTGAAAGAAAGAAAATTTGATTGGCCACCTGTACGATTGACTTACGGGCTGATGCTCCGATTTCGGTGGTAACCACATTCGTTTTTACATCAGTAAGAGATCCACTTACGCCGGTCATTAGGTGGATCGATTTGCGATTGAATATGGCTAAAGTGTCTTGAGTGAATGGTTGAATACCCACCAGGAAATCGCTTTTACCGGCAGATATTCTAAACTGATTTCCTATTTGATCAAAAGTATCTGAATCAAAAATATCGGATGCAATTATTTCATCCCGAATATTCCTGTCTTGAGGCAGTGTGTCAGAGGTATACCAATACGGAACCCAAAGTCTACGCTGGTGAAATTCTCCCCAAGGTGCGGCTGGTTGATGAATGAATCCTTTTCCGATTGCCAGTTGGCGTGATGCGGTTAGGGATGCTCCGAGAGAAACATTTTCAACTCCGAGATTAAATGTAAATTGATCCACTGTTGGAGTGCTTGTGACAATTGCTTTTTGATTTACAAATAAATCATAGGGAGAAGCTCCATCCCTTATGGTAATTTCGTTGCCAATTGATAAACCATGATTAACCACATCCATTGTCACCACTCCGCTTGATGCTGTGGCGGTGGTATCGGTAAGATACTGTGGTGCTGTATAAGTACCATTTGATACCCGAGTAAAGTCTTCAAAATATTCCACATGAGCACCTGACACATTAAAAGTGGCAGTCTGCGACTCTGTCATTGTAACAGTAAATTGAGTGTCTGAAATTCTTGTAATCTTGTAACAGTCATTTGGATTCACTGTCCAATTTCCAAGATTAGTGAGTGTGACAAAGTCACCGGTCACCCGCCCATGATTTGTGGAAGTGTTTACTGTTATCGTTTGGTTCGATTGAGAAGCTGAAGATATGGCAATCTCATTGAGTGATGGACTAGCTGACAAAGTCGTTTTGTTTTTGCGAAAGATAAACATCTTATCAAAGCCTTGTGCCATTCCCACTGGACCATCTACAGTTTCCCCTCCGGCCTCATATCGAGATTTATAAAGTGCTGTATCTTTTAGGCGAACAATAATACATAAATTATTAGTGGCTGAAAATATAAAGTCATCTGAGCTTGATGAGGCATCGCTGTAAACTGCTGAACCAAAGACTGCATTCACTCCATCATCGTTGAGAGTAAACTCTAAAGTAGTAGCTATAGAGTTACCAGCAGAACAAACCGATGTATTCCCTACAGATTCATCTTGAACAGTAAAAGTAGTGTCGGTTCCAGTATTGGCAAAGGTTAGAGTTTTGGTAGTGAAATTTACAGATGCCAATGCATGAGTGCCATTTACCGAAGAGTCCACATCCGCAACTGTTATATTATCACCAGGTATAAAAGATAGACTAGGAGTAGAGTTAAGTACAATTGTGACAACATTTGAGGAACGAGATGCGGATTGTATTACATAGGGTAAACGAATTGCATCTGAGCCTGAAGTGATTGATCCAAATAAAGTAGCTAACCCCTTGCGAGTTTGCCAAGTACCATCATCATTCATTCGACCATTTTTAGACAAAGCAACTTCACCAGGCTTCAGTTGATTGGGTCTCAGGCGAGCATTCATTCGAAGAAAAAAGGTATCCCCTTCCGTCACGAATGGATCGTCCAGTTTGCCGTATGATCTGTATCTGCTCACTTCTTTTTAACCTCCTGCCAAAGTTTCAAGGACATATAAACCAATGTCACCAATCCAACCGCAATTCCGATTACAGAATCAAATGCAGACAGACCAAAGGTGGCCGCTGTGCCTGATATTCCTAATATTGAAACTCGATCAATCATTATCTGCGGGGGGATGGTCCGAAGTAGAATCCCAAAATACACGGAAGGATCGTGAGGTTTCCCATAAGGGCGATGTGGCCAGTAGAAATTGAGATCGGTTTTTGACTTGCTGGCCAGGAGAGGAGTCCGAAGAGAAATTCTGTTCTTCCTTCACCGTTTGCGTTGGTGAAGGTAACCAGTTCTTGAGTCGGGAAGAGGGTGCACAGGACAATACAAGCACACATGGAACTAACCCCAATTGTCGCCAATAATTTCCTCGTCTTTGAAGCCGTTTCAGCCTGTCCCGAGTTTGCAATTTGTTCCTGGAGTCGAAGAAAGTTTTCATTACCCCTGCTTTCCCTGGCCATCTCCAAATCATGCTTTTGCTTGCGGTTCTCAAAGACCATGCCAAACACGCCTTTAAGAATTGCACCCATCGCTGTACTGCCTCCGCCGGTAAGAAACATTGCAATAAGTTCGCCCATTTCATTTCCTCTCCATCTTCTCAAATATTTTTTGAATATCCCGCCGGCGATCTTCAGATGTTTTTGTCAAATGCTCAACATCCCGAGTTTGTGCCGCATCATTAATCTCTACCTGCCTAAGTCTCTCCTTCATGTCATCGATCTCCCATTTGTTCCGCTTGATGAAGAACGCAAGGATCGATACGGCAACGCCAATTCCGGCGAACATATAATGTGAAATTTCCATTACTGAGTAAGTCCATACCTTAATTCTTCAAGCAACTCCTCATGTTTGAGTGCCTGTTTCTCCAAGAATAATAATCTCATGTTTTGTTCTGCATCGTCAGGCAAAGCACCTAGCTCGCCGCGCGGCCACTTAGTTCTGAACTCAGAATTCATATCCACCTCATGGTGAATCCTGACATTCTCATTCCGTAAATCATCAATGTCAGATTTAATGGTGACATAGGAATATGTGGCGATACAAACTACCGAAATAGTTTTCGCCATAAAGGCTAAGTTTGCCTTTATCTGTGTGCCTTCACCTACCTCAGTTGCCTCGCTCATCAGTCAATGTTTGGGTCAGTCCACTCTTCTCCGCCTAAAATTGTCAAAATCTCTGCGTTTGTGTATGTGGTTTTACCCTCCAAAAAACTAGGTGTATCGCCCACAAATTTAACAAAGGTCTGTGTACCCGCTAAGTTGTATCTAAGCGTATCTGCACTTGTCTCAAGCACTTGGTTAAAATCTACGGAAGATACTTCCGATGCGTCAATGATTACATACTTTCTCATAGTTATTATGGGACTGTTGATGAGAATGTAGGACCGCTACCATCAGTATTAATAAGTGATACATTATTTCCTCCACTCCCTTGGTCAGTAATAGTCGTTCCTGTGCCTCCATCATTGTCTCCCATACGCCACCAACCAACAGGACTCAGATTAAGACCTGTAGCACCAATATCGTTAGGCACTCCCGAGTTGTAGATGTTGGCGGCATCTGTCGCACTTAACGCACTATTGAAGATAGCCACCTCATCAATAAATCCGTCAACATAAGTATTATTGTAGGACTTTTTTCCTATGAACAACTTTACAGTACCTGTGTCTGCCGTAATCGTTCTCGTTAAATTTGATTTGTCCGCGGCTCCGTTGATATAAATAAATGACCCACTCGTAACCCCCGATTGAACTGATACCAAGATATGAAACCATTGGTTTACTGTTGGTATAAAAGAGGTTTTAGTGAGAGTACCCGAAGAATCGTAAAATTGTAACTTAGTGGGGCTTGTGTGGACATGAAACATACCGGGAAGAGTTGAACCATCAGTTGATGACTGCCCAACCGACACAATGCCTCCATGTGTTTTTGTATCAAGTCTACACCATGCGGAGACTGACAAATTACCACTAAAGTTAATAGAAGAGTTTGCTGATCCTTCCAAATGGTCGTTAGTACCATCGAAGCTCAAAGAGAAACTGTTACCATTCCAAGCAGCTCCACCACCACTTGAGACATGAGCAATCGAACCAGCACCAAATGTGGGAAGAATAAATGTCATTTTAGGATGCCGTGTCCCCTGCTAGAACAAAAGTGTCAGTTGCGTAAGCTAATAAACTAGCCACTCCATACCGATCTGCGATTTTTGTGTGAGATTGTCTGTTGTTAATCGTTGTGGATGATTCAACAAAGGTGACTTGACCTGCTCCCTTTTGTATCACCGAACAATTAAATCCCACCCCGAGTCCACTTGGTACTGTTAGGTTCACAGCAGAAGCTTTGTTTAAGACAATCACTTTGCCGTTATCACCAGCTACCAATTGATAGGAATCAGTTTGGTCATTGATGGATGCATCAAAGTCTTCGAGTTTATTGCCACCCAAATCAACTGTTCCACTTGCTACTGCAAGAACATTACCGTCAGAAGTGCCAACCGTCTTGGTTGCCGCATCTCCCAATCCAAGATTAGTGCGTGAGGTAGATGCACTAGCAACATCACTAAGATTGTTACTTGCAACCAAATCACCTTGAGGTGCGGCGGCTACAAGATTAGTTACTGTTATCTTTTTTGTTGTTGGAGTACCACTAACATCTGTGATGGGCAGTATGTCTGCACCTGCAGGTGTAGCATTTAGCTCCGTTAAATTACTGATTTTTACATTTGCCATTTTATTTTTTCTCCTAGTCGAATGCTAAAAATTGTCCTGACTCTGTAGTTAGGAATGCACCTGACTCAGTTTTAAGAACCCCATTGATGACGGGACCGGGACCAACTTGAGCATCTCCTTCAGTGTCTCCAATAGAAATTCCTATGCCTAGATTTAGCATTATTTTTTATACAAAATGGCCGCACCTGATGCCAAAGTTACTGAAGTGGTATTAGGTATGTACAGCACCTGTCCCTGCGAAAAAACTGTAGCATCAGAAATTAAGTCTGCTGAATTATCCATCAATCCAGTAATTCCTCCTATTACCGAATCTTCGGTAAATTGAATAGCGGTAAAATCGCCAGTGTTTGCTCCTGTGCCGTTAACATAGGTACAACCATTTGCCCCCATGCTGTTATGTATGTTTATTGATGATAATCCCATAATTATGTAGTGGTTAAAATGTTAACTCCGAATGAATAACTCGGATAAGTGTTGACCGATATTTTGTTCATGCCTTCAAGCCTCTCGACTCGGTCGATTTCGAGAGCCAAGGTTTCTTCCGCCATATTCTCTTGTGCCATACTTTTATCTAACTGACCGTCTGCTTTGTACCAGTCCGCAACAGTTGCCAGTAGCAAGTAACGCTCAAGGAACCTCGGAAGAGTTGAAGTCTCTCCTACCCCGTCACCATATTTGCTAGGAGTAACCTGGTTGCCTTGAACAAATACAGTCGATTGCTTGGAGTCTGCTTTTAAAATCAGATATCCATTGATCAGATTATATTCCAACTTGATCGCCTGGCGGTCACTCAACGGGTTTTTATCGAAAACCGCAAACACATCCATGATGTCCAAGTCATTATCGATCTGAACCGCTTTGTCGGCCACCAATGGAGAGCTAATTGCCGCCACTGTCTTTTCTTTCAGTGTCATCAGTTCCGGCCATTGTGACCTTGTCCATGCTCCCTTGACACGATCATTCAATGAGTTCTTGAATGCTGTCTCCTCAACCGAAAGTAAAGAGTCCACTCCGATTGCCGAAGTGAATCTATCTTTTAGGTCGCTGTAGGATACAGTTCTCACGATCCGATTACTGTCTCGGGATTCTTTTTTGCGAAATCCCTCGAATACTCGGAATCAGACATACAGCCGGGTCGTTCAATCTCATGTCTCAAGTAAGTCGTAAGATCGACAGATCGAACTGCTCGGAAGTCTTTACCTCCGCTAACAGATTGCCCGTATTTACGAGCCGCTAATGCCCTGCCCTTGTACCCGGCTTTTTCACGCTCGGCTTGTGCTTCTGCCTTTTTGGAAAGATAGTGTGCCATCTCCTCACCCGACATTCCCCCGCTTCGCTTTCCGCCTTTTACGATAATATTTAGACTCATCTCATATTTAAAAAAAGAAAAAAGGGAGCCGGCCTACCCCACAACCGGCTCCCTAATAAACAACATGATCGTTATAAACCCAAACTGATCAAACGATACTTCCAAGTGCTCGGGGATTGGCCACACGAATTGTAGCCATACACTCTGAGAATGCTCTTTTTCCGGCTCCATTGTCAGGAAGATCCTGAATGGTCATGCCTTCCAAGAATTTAAGTGAAACAGTGTCATCGGTTGGAAGAAGATATCCACGATCTGTATTAACAGTTCCAAGGGCTGTACTTGTTCCACTTGCTCCGGCATCCCGGCGTCCAAGCCACAAATCTGGCACGATGTCGCACTGGCCATAATCCGAAATGTAAGTCACGACTGACAATTTCAAGATGCCATCTTTAACATCCTGATTGAAGTTGAAGTCACTGTTTGCAGTGGTGGATCTTGTGTAGTCAGTGATTTTATTTACCAAAGCTGGTCCTGCGAAAAGTCTGAAAGAACCTTTCGAACCTGAAGCAGTGTAAACAGCCTGAAGAAGTCCACGGAAAGCAGACTCAGTCAAAGAACCGATAGAAACACGGGAACCACTTACTGCACGGAATCCTTGCTTTAAGGATGTGTCGAAAGTATTTCCTGTTGCTGTTGGGTCAGACCAAATACCAAGTCCGCACATTGTAGCACCAGCGGAGCTAGTACCAGCAGACTGATCATTGTCAGAACCAATAGCAGTTTCCAAACTGTTTTTAAGTTGGATAAGACTTTTAGCCTGAGAAGCGGCGAAAAGAGATCCACCTGGAGCGACATCTACCATTTCAGCCTGACGGGATACTGCGAAGATATCTCTGAATGTAGCTACTCGGTTAGACAAACGAGCACGAGTGTCGATCAAGTTAGCAGCATCTGAAATAGTTAAGTCAGCACCATCGATGTTTCCACCTGATCCTACTGGATCGGCAAGTGAGTCAACCAACCACTCGTTGAGAGTTGCTTTTGGAGCGGCGGATTGTGGGATTGTTGAGTAGATTGGAGTCTCCTGTGGTGAAACAGTGCGGAGAACATTTTCGAGATTCTCTCTAGCACCTTTTGTGCTAGTCACATTGTAGCTTGTTGCAATAGACATTTTCTATAATTCCTTATTTTAAGATTTTAAATTTTATTCCGCTAGAAGTGCGGCTAGATCGTTTTCCGAGAGTCTTCTACGCTCCAAAATCTTTTGCTTCTGTGCAGTCTTCCGAGTGGCTTGAGTTTGTACCGGCGGGCTGGAATCTCCCATTGTCGGTGGAGGTGCTTTGGCTACCTTCTTGGCTTTCGGTTTGGCCGTCTTGGCCGCCTGGTCCGCCTTGATCGCTTCCACTCCTCTTACGAGTGTGGCCGCTATAAAGTCGCCATTAGGAAGGGAGTTCAGAACATCAGCATATTGACTTTTAATTTCACTGAATACGCCTCTGCGTTCTTCAGCGATGTCACTATCCACTTCGTTTGAAATCCATGGATGAGTGTTTAGCGTATCCTTTTGCCATTGTGCCGCTGACTGAAGATGTTGTGCCCTTTCGGGGATTTTCTCTGTCAGGTATTCGTCTGCCTGTGTTAGAATGTTACGAATTTCATCATCGCTCCATTCCTTGCCATCAATCTCAACGAAATCTTTTCCGATGTGTTGAAGTGCAAACTTCTTGGCGGCAAGTGCTTCCTTCCTCAAAGTCTCTAAGGCTTGAAAGTCCTTAATATCTTCAAGTGCCGGTTGGCCGGATTCTGCTTGTTGTTGAGGGTTGGCTTTTAAGGATGCAATTTCTGCTTTAAGTGTTTCGACTAGTTCTTCGCTAGATTTACTGCGAGCGGTCAAGCGGTTCACCTGTTTTAGAAGTTTACCAACAGCCTTAGACTGCGGTTCAGCTTCGTTTTCTGATTCCTCTTCTGCCTCCTCTTCGACTACCTCTTCCGTTTCCTCCTCCTCTGATTCCTCAGACTCGGTTGACTGTAAAAGAACATCTTGATCCTGGTCGGTTTCTGTGTCTGCGGTCGTTGTCTCGGGACTAGGTTCCGCCTCAGATTCCTCTTTCGCTTCACTCTCCTCGACTTTATCGACAAACGATGCTGTCAATTCCTCAAGGGTCGTAATGCTTTGCGTTGATTGTGGTTCTGCTTCTGTTGTTGTACCCGAAGCCTCGGTGGTTTCTGTATCTGCCATTTTCTGCGTTTGGTAAGTTCGCACTCTTGCGGTTTCTGCGTACCGACATGGTACGCCACCTCTGATTATGACAGGGGGTCGGAAAAATTACTCAGGAGACTTTAAAAACTTTCCAGTTGTCCTTGTACTGCTCATGCTTGGCTTTGGATTCGGGATTGTGCGGATACAGCCCAATTCGTTTTGCACCATCTAAATTCATGCATGGAATGTTATAAAAGATGTGCAGTTCATCGACATAGGCCACCAATACATCCACCTTTGTGCAGTCTATAACATCTCGACTTGTGGACCCACTGGATGTTGTGACCATGTAGCGACCTAAACCGCCTCGGTCTTTATCTTTCGACTTTGTTTCTGTGCCTTTAATTTGAACTTTAAAAATTCTACCCGCCGTATTCATTACAAGGCAGTCTTGTGGCAGATAATCTCCAAGAGGTACAAAAACTTCTAATCCATGTTCAAGAGCTTCTGAAAAGAACTTCTGCTCATAAATATTACCCTTCCTCTTCATCCTCGTCATTATCCTCAAGCAACATATCACACTCAAAATCGATGACTTCTTCATCAAGCCAATCTTCAATGTCTTTCATGGCTATCTTTGCCATTTCTGTGTCATCAATGTCTGATTCCTCGACCCAACGGTTAAGTAATGCTCGATGCTCGTTTTTAAATTTCTGTTGGGGAGTTAGGCTCGGCATTATCCAACGCCTCCAATATTCGAGTTAAACCAGCAATTTCACCCGACAGACGGGCAAGCTTTTGTGGATTGTCCACATGAGTATAATCCTGAAAATCAACCAGGCACATATCTCTTTGCTCTTTAATAAATTCTTTAATTACAAGCCATTCGGTTTGCTCACCAAGTCCGGCCACTGCATCTCCTAATGTCATTTTTTCTTTTTCTTTTTTACAAAAGTTTTAACATTAGTGGGCTTACCCCCAACCCCTTGAGCCTTAGATCTTTTTCGGCGGATCGCTGATGCTTTTTGTGCTTTAGTCATTGTAGCCGCTTTGGCTTTTGGAACGCATTTCGGATAGCCTTTTTTTTTCGTACTTGCTTTCTTTCGACCACAACTAGGATGTCCACCACCTTTCTTCTTTCGGCCAATGTCCACCCATTCCTCTTTGAACCAGTCTTTTAGACTCATTTATATTTACCGCCTCTTTTCTTGTAAGTTTTAACAAGCCAGGCATTCGCATAAGCCGATGGGTAAACATCAAACTTTCGCTTGGCTTCCGATTTTACCCGAGAATAAAGAGTCGGGTTTGTGGGCGTGGGTCTTTTCTTTTTTGCTACCATTGTTTTACCAATTACGGCAGGACCAGTATCCTGCTGTTAACTTTGATTTTTTCTGATCACACTTATGCCTAGTCCGAAAAGATTTACGGGCTTTAGGATTAGATTTTCGGATCTTCATATTTGCATCCCCGAAACGAATCGTCCTTGTCTTACCATTCTCCGATGCAAGTACGACAAATTTCTTCTTCCCATGTCCAGGTTCACCCTTTCGGATGCGTCTAGGGGAATTGACCTTAGTCGGTTTACTCACTTTTTCTTTTTGAGCATTTTCTTCTTTGCTGGACCTGACTTTTTTACCATTTTACGAACCATTGGTTTTTTCTTCATTCCTTTTCCGCCTCTCATAATTTATTCCTTTTTTTGATGTGATTTATATCGAATTGAGAGTAATTTTTGTAATACCCTCGCTTGTAAATTGTTTCAGAAGATTTAACTAAATGACGAAATGATTGAATAAGGATCAAAGCATATTCAGGTGATCCATTGCCTTCAAACTCCTCTAATGCTTCATCAATAGGATGATCGGGATGAAATCCAATTATCCATATACCATTATGATTTTCATTTTGATCATCCAACCATTGGTCAAATTCATCGGCTGACATCTTGTCGTATTCGACCCAGGCAACAACATCCACCGAGTCATCATTTGGACAATCATTCTTTATACTTATGCACTGTTCAATATCACTCGTGATGTGCATTCTCACCTTATCCTGCATCCATGCCCTCTTTGCATATGGGCAGGGTGGCAAACCATTAAACTCATCACTGGGAACCTCCAAAACCTTTTCCGACCAGTCCCTAATCTCATCTCTAATAATCTTCATATTCAAGCGGCCAATGATGTGCCTGGTACATTTCCAGGAGCAGTGCCTAAAGCTCCAACAATAGCGTTTTTCTGTTGCATCTGCATCATCTCCAACTGTCCGGCATATGTCTGTAATCTCTTCGCGAAGTTTTCATCTGTTTGCATACGCTGTTGAACATCTGTCGCAGGCACTTCAGGAGTTCCCTGAAGGTAATTCTGAAGAACTTGTAGTCGAAGCTGTGAATTTACTCCCTGTTGCGGAGCATTAACAACCTGACCCGATGAGATCTTAGCAATGTCCGCCGAAGTTTCCTGAATCTCCTTGTCCGTTGCCTCTTCTGCTGGAGCAATTAATTGACCGGCAAGATTCGGATCGATTGCCTCAAGAACTTTGCGAAGATAAATATCATATCTCGCCTGCCCCGATCTATCATAGGTGGCCATAATTTTACCCACCGTATCCAACTTCTGAAGAACCCGTTCCTCGTCCTGATTCATAGAGTTCCAGGTGATGTTAAAATCATAAACTTCAGCAGTTTCATCCAAAATAAGCATCGCACCCTGCTCGTTGTTGGTGACCCGAAACCATATCTGCGGTCCGCCATAAGTGCGATCCAAGCACCATATGCGATTCAATACCTGCTTCCAGCCATCCAACCAACGATTGACCAGGTTCTGACGAACACTATTAGCCTCAACTGCATCCAACTCCGATGTCGGTCTGCCCGTCAATTTATCCGCCAACTGACGAATCTGCATCTCCACTTCCATACTTGCGTTGGAATAACGGGGGATCTCAGCAAATCCAAATTCACCTCTACGCCGAACAGGTATATGAGCACCAGGTCCAATTCTTTCCGGCTTTCTTCCTATCACATATTCAACCGGTGGCATCGTTGACATAGATGCCCTATCACGCCGCGCATCCATTTCAGATTTTACAGAAATTTGATAACTCTTCAGCAGTTCAGGATATCCACGCGAATCAAGCAGTCTATGATTGAGGCATTCCCTCGTAATCGCCACAAAAGGATATCTCCCTTCATCATATTCCATTGGACTATGAAACCCATGCCCTTCCGCCTCATCCGCCCAGCAGGTAATCGTGCATATAGGCACATCGTCTTCGTCCAGTTCTTTACGATATGTAGTGATTACCCGAACCATACCCTCGTAATCCTGTTGGCCGTAAAAGTTGCCGGTATCATACGACATTAAGTCAGTCGAATAACTCTCCTCCGAATAAAATCCTTTTGAGTTCTCAATCAGTTCCTCGATCCATTCCTTGTCCCACCCCTCATTCACCTTCTGCATGAGAGCCTCGGGGCTGTAGTAATGAATGCAGTGAATGCTCCTGGCACTCTCCAAATCAATCACATTCGAATCAATAATGATTTCCCGACCCAACTCATATGCCTTGACCGCCGGACGATTCACCACTGCCTTCTCCGTTGGAACCTTTGAAACTCCTTTGTTGCGTAGCTCGTTCAACATCTTACGAACCCGCTTTTTCTTCAACCCTGGAAACAGTGGAAAGAACATCTCCTCAACACCCTCTTTCATCTCGGGATCTTGTATAGCCATTGCCAGTTCAGGAGACATCTGTGCAATCTCCTCGAGCGATACATCTCTAAATACCCGAGTTGTCTCCCTCTTCCAGTAAGTGCCAAAAAAAGTAATACCATTCTGCAAAAGATAATTAGCACCGATGGCCGCTTCTCTCTGTAACTCAGTCATCGATCCCATCCGCCACTTCAGAAATTCACTTACCATCTTAGCCGATGCAATATCTCCACTCTCCACGGGAGCCGCCACCAGATTAGCCTGTGAAAGCGATTGCGACAGCAAAGCCACATCCCCGTCAATCAACGGGTTCACAAGGTTAGGTTCAAGGTCACTTGCACCATCAAACGGAAATGCCTCGGGTCCATTCTTCTTTCCCGATTCATCCTTACCTGCCCACTCATTAAATCGACACTCCCTCGCCTGCTCCGCCTTATCCATCCAAAACGACAGATTTGCCCTCGCCTCATTAAACTCATGTTTGATCGAATCTACATCCGGCCCCTTCTCATCAAACTCCTGTACTTCTAATCCACTACTTTCCATTTTTAACTCCCAATTCTAACATATGTTTTTTGAAATTACTCAGGGCGGATTTCTCTATCCTTCGCATCGTCTCAAAACCCACTCCAACAAAGTCCGCTATTTCCTGAATTGTATAAAATTTTAACTCCCGATCCTCCTCAAATGCAGACAATCCCTCCTCCACAACCAATTCCCTCAACATCAAGTCAATCCGCTTGTCCTGCTGTTCAGGCGATTCGATACAAATCATCGTCTCCTTCGACTTTCTTGACATATATTTCCGACTTTAACGGGTGATTATCCTCGGGCTTCTTTACGCACCTGTACACCCCTTCCCGATCATCAAAATATATAAGCATCAAACGGGCATTCGGAACCATCTTCAATACCCTCGCCGTCTCAATCTGCTTCTGCGGAACTTCAGGCAGTCCCACCTTACCATCCGAATCCTCCTTCCATATACCGATGCAGGTCGAACGGGGGATTCCCAGCTTCTTACTGATTTTCGGCCAACTCGTTCCCGCCTTACGCAAAAGAACCACCTGGTCCCTCTGCATCTTACTCCATTTTCTTACTATTCCCATAAATCAATAACTCCCTCCTCCTGTTGCCACCATCTCCTCCTCATCGAAATATTCAAAGTTTCCCACGGCAAAGTACCTCACTGTATCAACCATGTCCTTTGCCGGATGCTTCAAGTCCCCAATCTGATACTCCTGCATACAGGCCACCAGGTTCTGACATTCATCCGAAATCATCAGTTTAGGGTGATTATCCTCGGGCTTCTTTACGCACCTGTACACCCCTTCCCGATCATCAAAATATATAAGCATCAAACGGGCATTCGGAACCATCTTCAATACCCTCG